ACCATTACACCAACTCAAACACCAACCAATACAATTACGCCAACTCAAACTCCTACAAATACAATTACTCCTACAAATACAATAACACCTACTAACACCATTACACCAACTCAAACACCAACTAATACTATTACACCAACCAATACCATTACGCCAACTCAAACTCCTACAAATACAATTACTCCTACAAATACAATAACACCTACTAACACCATTACACCAACTCAAACACCAACCAATACAATTACGCCAACTCAAACTCCTACAAATACAATTACTCCTACAAATACAATAACACCTACTAACACCATTACGCCAACTCAAACTCCTACAAATACTATCACACCAACAAATACAATAACACCAACCAATACCATTACACCAACATTAACACCTTGTAATTGCACATCAACAATCGCGTGGAGTAGTGTTATAAGTTGTTCAGATGCATGTTCAAGAGTTGGAGATTTTAAATTTCAGCAAACAATATATACATGTGGTTCAATTGGTGTAAATAAAACAATATATTCCAATTCAGATTGTACATCACCAGTTTCTGCTGGATTTTATGCCACAAATAATGATGATTGTTACACAACGAATAGTAGTGGTGTAATTACTGCAATAAGTTTGTGCCCAACATCAACACCAACACCAACAAATACAGTTACACCCACCAATACGATAACTCCAACAAATACCATTACACCTACTCAAACTCCTACAAATACAATTACACCAACTAACACAATTACACCAACCAATACAATTACACCTACTAACACCATTACTCCAACACCAACACCACCATGTAATTGTGTTGAATATTTAGTAACAAATACAGGTTTTGTTTCTGCAACGTGGGAATATATTGATTGTCTTGGTGAAACTGCATTTGGATTTTTAGGTGGATTACAAAGTGATACATTATGTATGTGTGAAAATTCAATGACAAATGAAAACCCATCAGGAGTATTAACTTTCCAAAATAATGGAGCATGTCCAAGTTAAAATTTATAGAATTTAAAAAATAATTATAAATTCTTATAATTATATTATATGTTTTTAAATAAAATAAGTTTCAAATATCATGTCTAATCATATAAGAATATACGGATTGAATTTCCAAAATGATTTCACTGTATATTATAAAATTGGTATGGAGTTATTAAGTCAAACAAATAATTTCATTTTATATGATACATATAATTCCTCAACAACAAATTTGACAATATCAGGTATCACAATAGATTTTGATACACAATTATGGATAAAAATTGTTGATGATGTTACAAATAGATATATTATTGAGAATATAAATATTCATGAATCCTGTTATTATAATTGTTATGATTTGTCACCAACACCAACAAGTACTGTCACGCCAACAATAACACCAACAAAAACAAATACACCAACACCAACTTTAACAACAGGTTTATCACCTACACCAACACCTACTGAAACGACAACAAATACACCAACACCAACCAACACAGTAACACCAGGATTATCTCCAACTGCTACTCCAACACAAACACCAACAAATACAATTACTCCAACCCCAACAACAACATCTCAATGTACATGTGTTGACTCAATCACATATACATTAAATTTGGGAGGTACAATTTCTTATACTGATTGTAATGGAAATTATCAAGAAATTATAATAGGGTCACCTGGTCAACCACCACCAAGCATAGGGGGACCATATTATTTAGTATTGACAAATACAACGGGTTGTATAAATATCAATACTTTGGGTGGGACTGCAGATTACACAATAATATCATATGGACCATGTTGTAATCCTTCAACACCAACACCTACACCAACTATGACTCCAACTCCAACATTTATATGTAATGATTGTAGAAATTGGGAATATCTTGGTGAATCAATACCTGTTGAAGGTGATGTAATATATTATTACAATTGTGATAATGGTTCATTACAGACGGTAGTATTAAATTATGGAGACCCAACTGGTTATATTTGTAATTGTAATAGTGTTGATAATCCTTATTCCGATAATGGTACAACATTAACCGAAGTTGGTATTTGTTCAACACCAACACCTACACCAACTGCAACACCAACATCAACACCACCACCAATTGTTATAACATGTAATCCCGTTCAAAATCTTATTGTTACTGGTGTTGAATTTTTGGGTGAAGGACAAGTAAGTATTCAAATTTCAACACAAAATAATGTTGACGTTGATACAACATTTGACATATATATTGATACAACAAATTATGGTAATTTCTTCAAAAATATAACAATATCCTCAGGTAGTAATTATGCATCTATTACTGATTCCATCGGTTCATCTGGTACACCAATCGTAGAAAGTTATTGTATAAATGACGTAGTTGGTAGTGTATTAATTACATGTGATAATTTCAATTGTGAAGGATTTAGTTGTCCTTGTGTAGAAACCTAAAAAAAATTAAATAGTATTTATTATTATGAGTTTTTTAAATAATGAAGATTCAAAATTTTTATCAGTAAGAATAACAAAAAAAGGAAGAAATGCTATTGCTAGAGGTAATTTTAAAATAAGTTACTTTCAAGTTGGCGATTCTGAATATGATTATACAGAACCATTTAACAATTTATCGGGAGAAACAGGTACAACTGAACAAATTGTATTTGCGCCATTTGACAAAGAAAGTGGTGTAAAATATCCATATAAAAAAGATTCATCAACAGAATCAACAACATTTGGTATACCATCACAAAATTCAGGAATATCTGAAAAAATTAGAAATGTTATGGGACCTGCTGGTTTCATCAGTAGGTATGTGGAATATGATACTACAACAGGTTCTACTATTGAATATCCCAATTTTGAAATAAATATAAGTAGTTTGAATGGGACAAATATAATTACAGCACCAACAGGTTCTACTTTTGCTGGTTGTTCATATTTAACGGTAGCATTAACCACATTAGTGGGCGCAAACGCACTAATATCGGGAAACTCAATTAGTTTTCAATATAAAATATCGGGCATCACATCAAACACAATATATTTAGATAGACAAACACCAAATTTATCTGCAGTTTCGGGTAAAGCAAGAGTCATATGTAATTATTATGAAACAGAATATAGTAATTGTCAAACAAGTGTCAATTATCAAGGTCAATTAAATCCTTGGTCATTGAATGTTGTATGGGCAGGAAACACAACATCTTCAAATTTCGGAAAACCTATTGGTAGTGATGTGACATCATTAGACGAAAGTATTGCATCATATTCAAGCAATAAATACGTTTCAACAAAAGAATTACTTGGATACACATCAACAGGACAAACATTTGTAAATTTTACGGGGGAAACATTAGAGTACCCAACATCATTTGTAAATTCGTATGATGAAGAAATTCTTGTACCATCCGATGAACAAAGATGTATCGCAATTATACATTATTCACAATTAGGTGATATTACTGTTGACCCTGAAAGGTTTTATAAATATGATGATTATTTGAGTTATGATGATTCAACAACAAATACTGTTGCATTTGATAATGACAATGAACCTATAAGTGATACTGAGTATTTTGAAGTATTTCTACCTTTTATATATTATCATAGAAATACAAGTAACGTTCCTGGTGCAAAATTTATCATGGGTAGTGAAGATTATTTTGTTAAATCATTGAAAAACTCTAAACATCAATTATTATATCGTTATTTATACGATGAGCAAGGAATAAAAGTAGGTAAAGTATATCCAAACAATAAAACAATTGTATTTGATGACCAAGAACTCGTTGCATTATTGGATTATAGGTCTAATAGAAAATATACATTACCTTCACCTAAGGTTATTACTGTACCAAGTGATGATACACCGGCTAATTCATTATTATCGGGTTCTACGGGGCAAACAGTTTGGATTACATACATGTTATCATATACTGGTGATACCAGATTAAATGGATTACCATGTAATTACATTAATAAAGTAAGACTGAATGGTTCAATTAGTTGTTTGAATATAAATGCGAGTAATGTAGGATTAAAATTTGGAGAATCATGTTTTACATATCTGAAAACATCGGTAAACAATATTGCACAAGGATTTATTGCAAATAAATTTCAAGTATTAGTACAACTATTAGACAACGATGAATATCCAGAAACAAATAGTTGGAAAGTAATCGATATTACAGACCAAATACCTAATCACACTGTTGGAAATTTAATCAACCCAACAGGATTGACTGGAACAACTTTTGTTGTTACATTAGATGACTATGAAAACAATTCAACGACATTTGATTTGGAATCATATTTAGTTTCAGGAACTACAGATACCAATTATTTGGGAGACACATCTACTGCTAGTAAATTTCAATTCGGAGATAATCAATATTTTCCTGGTAGTATTAAATTAGTTCGTGCATCCGATGTTGAAGAGTTTAATTTTTTGGTTAATTTATCTTCATCAGATTTTTTAACTTCTCAAAATCCAACATATACAACAGGAACACCAAAGAAAGTTACAGATATTGCTTTATTGGATGACAATAAAGATGTAATGGTAATTGCAAAAACATCTATACCTGTTACAAGAACAGGAGCACAGACATTTACAATTCAATTAGATTTCTAAGTGTTTACAAATATGTATTATTTGATTAAAATTAAATCAAATAATATAAATTTTATATGTATGTAAATATTAATGAATTAAAAAACAAATCAAAAATTTTAGGTCTTGACATAAGTACTAAAGTTATTGGATTTGCATTATTTGATTTATCTGATTCAAATTTATTGGAATTGACCCATTTTTCACCAAAAATAAAACCTCAACCTGAAGATAAAATAGAAGAATTATTAAAAAAAGCAGATGCATTTAAAGAACATATCAAAAATTATACTAATTTAGGGATTACCAAAATTATTATCGAAGAACCTTTACTAAACTCAAATAACATATATACTGTTGGAACCTTAATTAGGTACAATACATTGATATTGAAAAACTGTTATGATATTTTAGGTATTGTACCCACATTCATATCAACATATAATGCAAGACGATATGCATTTCCAAGTTTGGTTAGTAAAAATGATAAAGGAAAAGAAGTTTTATTTGGTGGATTACCAAAAGATATAGACAAAAAAAAGATTATATGGGAACATGTAAATTCATTGTTTTCTGATATAAATTGGTTATATGATAAAAACAATCAATTAAAAAAAGAAAACTTTGATATGGCAGATGCTGCGACTTGTGTTATTGGTTATATGAATATGATTAAGACTGATTAGATTTCAATCTTACAATTCTTTAAATTTTTTTCGTATATTGTGATTATGAAAGATAATCGGGATTATCAACCTATAATTGATATATTAATACAATTATTGGGTGAGTATAAATCTCACAATGAATTAAAGGGACAAATTTCATTTGATTGTCCTGTTTGTAGTTACGAAATTAAAGGATTAAGTGATGGTGATGGAAAGGGAAACTTGGAAGTAAATTATTATAGTAATGTATTTAAATGTTGGTCGTGTTCAGAAACACATGAAACTCACGGGTCAGTTTTTAAATTGATAAAAACTCATGGAAACAATAAATTATTAAAAAGATATCAACTTCTTAGACCTGAATCTGATAGTATTGCAGAAACAAAGAAAAAACAATACATACAATTACCAAAAGAATTTACTCCATTACATAATGTATCAAATGGTATTAAATTACTACCACAATATAAACAAGCGCATGGGTATTTAAAAAGTAGAAACATAAATGATGATTTAATAAAAAAATTTAATATTGGATTTTGTAGAAATGGGTATTATGAGAATAGAATAATTATACCATCATATGATAAAAACAATTATTTAAATTATTTTATTGGACGTTCATATTTATCAAATCCAAAACTGAAATACTTAAACCCAGTAGCACAGAAAGAATTAATAATTTTCAATGAAAAATTTATTAATTGGAATGATACTGTATATTTAGTTGAGGGTGCATTTGATTCCATTTTTATCAATAATTCAATACCATTGTTAGGAAAAATCATGAGTGAATATCTCCATAATGTATTATATCAAAATGCAAATCAAATTGTTATAGTATTTGACCCAGACGCATGGGATAATGCACAAATAGTTTATCATAAACTTAATTGTGGTAAGTTGATGGGAAAAGTTTCAATTATACAATTATTAGGTAACCAAGATGTTGCAGATTTACAAGGTATATTATCAGGATATGAACCCAAAAAAATAGATTGATGAATCTTCATGAATTTTCCAAAGACATTAGGTCGGTTTTAGAAAAAAAGAGAGAAGAATTTTCTCTGAATTTTATTGAAGAAAAACATGTTTATTACATGAAAGATATTGATGGGGAAATTAAATCCAATTTTCCATCAGTATCAACTATAGTAAAAAAATTTCACAAAAAATTTGATTCCGAAGGTATATCATTAAGGATGTCCAATAATGATTTACAAAAACAAAAGAAAATTTTACAAGAATGGAAAAATGCAGCAGATTATAGTGCAAATATGGGTAGTAGGGTTCATTATGAACTTGAATGTGAACTCATAAAAAGATATGGTAATTACAAAAATGTGAGAGAACCAATTTTTGAAATTAATGAACAACAAAAAAATATAAGCGATAGAATGATTATTGCAGGGAAGAAATTTCTTGACCTGATACAAAAAAGAGGAGGAATATTATTAGACACTGAAATTGTATTAGGTAACCCACATGAGAGATATTGTGGTCAACCCGATAAAGTATGGTTATTCAAACATAAAACAGATGATGAATTTGGTTTTGTAATAACAGATTATAAAAGTAACAAGCCAAAAAATTTTGAAGTACATAATTACACGGATAGATTATATTCACCATTTAATGAATATCATGACAACGCATTAGGTCATTATTATTTACAACTTCCTTTATATGGGAGATTACTTTTGAGTATGTTAAAAGATACAAAGTATAAACATATTAAATTCTATGGCTCAGTTGTGGTTTTATTAAAAGAAGATGAAACATTTGTTGAGTATAAAGTACCAAGTAAAATTCACAACATTATATTAAACATGGATTTGTCAAAAATTTTAAAAAATGATTAAACAAATAATACACATTGCAGATATACATATCAGAAACAATCAATATCATGATATGTATCAAAATCAGTTTGATAAATTATATCAGGAAATTGAAAAATATAATTTCAATCATGATGAAACTAGAATTGTTATTGTGGGTGATTTGTTTCATCAAAAAATTAACATTACTAATGAACAACTAATTCTTGGTAGTAAATTCATTAATGATTTATCACATTATGGAAAAGTTATTATAATACCCGGAAACCATGATTTTTTGGAAAACAATATCGAAAGAATTGACAGTATAACCCCGATAGTTGAATTACTAAATAACAACCATGTAAAATATTATAAAGACTATGGTATATATGAAGATGAAAATATAAATTGGGTTGTATATTCATTATATCAAAATAATAAAAAACCTGATTATAAAAAAATTAAAGACAAATTATATGTTGGTTTATTTCATGGGCCAATTCAAGGTATGTCAACTGATGTCGGTTATCATTTCGATGATGGGTACGATAAGTTAAATTTTATTGGATTGGACCTATTGTTATGTGGTGATATACATTTGAGACAGAAATTTATATTACCTGATGGTGGAGATGCAATTATGATTGGTTCATATGTGCAACAAGATTTTGGTGAAAATATAACATACCATGGGTATGGACTATACAATGTTGAAAAAAATGAATATTCTTTTCATAATATAATCAATGAATCCCCATTCATGCATTTTTTGATTAATGATATTAATGATATAAATGATGGAAAAGAAGAACTACTTAATCTTGGATAATGAATTTTTACAATTTTGTAAATTGAATAATATTGATGATATTGAAAGATATGCTAAAAAAGTATTTGATATTGGATTTACTACAATAAAATATGATAGAGTTCCTAAAATTGAAATGAGTTCCAAAATAGAAGAAATTAAACAAGAAAATAAATTAGAAAAAAAGGCAACAAGTCTATATGACGAATAAAAATTTTTCCTTATATTTTTTGTATGATTATATTTTTAGTTTGGACATTCATTGCATATGGAATTACGTCAATTTTAGTTTGGGGTTCAATTTTTGAATCTACAAGAGATTGGATTAAACAAAAATCTAATTTTTTTGGTAGTATGATAAGTTGTGTTTTATGCACAAGTACATGGGTTGGTTTTTTTATGTCTGTTGTAATAGGTAGTGTGACTTCCATTTTTTTCAATACTTCTAATTTTCTGAATGTTTTTTTTGATGGTATGTACACTGCAGGTAGTGTATGGGCATTAAATGCAATAATTGAATTTTTTGAAGAGAATAGGATAAATAAAAATTAAATGTCGGAAAAAATAAATTATGATGATTCAATAGTCAGAAGTCAAGTCATAAATTTTTTCTCTAAAAAATTCAATATTGTTTTAGAACAAACAAATCCTGATAGTAAAATTATCGATTTGACGGGATACACATCTCATTATTTCGGTGTTGAAGTTGAACATGGTAAATGGGTTGGAGATTTTTGGAAGAATAAAAAATATGCATTAGTATCAAATACTGGATATCCTACAATCAACATACCACTTAGGAAAGAAAAATATTGGAAAAAAGAATATTATTATTATAATAAATTATATGTAAATGAATTTTATGATAAGAATATATTTGTCAGAACAAATATTGATTTTACACAATTTATTTTAATTTATCCCGATACAATCCTTAACGAGAATAAAAAGATTATTACAGAATTTATACCACGAAATAGTAATGTTGCAGAAAAATTCATGTCATTCAAAAAAGAAGATGTTAAAACATACAATTTGATTGAAGACAAATATCTGTTGGATGAATAATAACAAACCATATATCAAAGTCACTTGGAGAGATTATCCTGAAAATTTTACAAAAGAAAAATTAAAAAGGATAAAAGTTTATTTTCAAAAAAAGTATAATGCATTATCAGTAAAAATTGAACCAGAGGGAGTAATCAATAAAAATGATATAAGTTTAAAATCATTAGAAACATTTAATAAAATTGCTGATACTAATTATCAAAAAACTTTGATGAAAGATTTCATCAAAGAAAATAAAATTGATATTAAGTGGGAATTAATAGACAGATTGGATAAAAAAGTTAATGACGTATTGAGTTTAGAACACCCATCATCAATAAGTTATAATAATTGGAGTATAAAAAAAATTGAATTTTCAAATTTTTTATCATTCGGTGATAATAATTTTATAAATTTCAATGATTTAAATGGTATTACTGTTGTAGAATCTAATCCCAGCAATTTCGCAGGAAAAACTTCATGTACTTGCGATTTGCTTATGTTTTTATTTTTCGGTTCTACAACAAAAACAAAAACCAATAGTGAAATTTTTAACATATATAGAGATGATGATGAAGTATTGGTAAAAGGTTATATTAGTATCGATAATGAGGATTATGTTATTGAAAGAAAAATAATAAGAAAAAAAACAAAGAATAATGAATATAATATTACAAATGTGCTTGATTTTATGAAAGTAAAATCAGATGGTACATTTGAAAATTTAAAAGGAGAACAAAGAAAAGAAACTGAAAAATTTATAATAAATAGTATTGGTTCAGAAGAAGATTTTTTATCGACAATTTTAACAACAGGTAATAATTTAGAAGATTTAATTGAATCCAAACCAACAGCTAGAGGACAATTATTATCTAAGTTTTTAGGATTAGATATTTTTAAAACTAAGGAAGAAATTGCGAAAAAAATGTATTCTGAATGGTCGAAAAAATTGATTTCGAATACTAATGATATTGTTTCGATAGAAATTGAAAATGAAATGTTATCACAAAAAATAGTTGAGACACAAAATGAAATTATTGAATTAAATAAACAAGTAGATAATATAACATCAGAAACAACAAAACTTGAAAAGAAAAAAGACCAATTATACTTATCAAGAAATAATAATCTTGATGAAGAATTGATTAAAATTAATCCCACAAATATTGAAAAAGAAATTTCTGATATTAAAATCAAAATACGAAGCATTTCAAATGTAATATCAACAATATCAGTAGACGAACCAGAAGATTATTATTCTGAAGATGAACATAATAAATTACAAAACAATATAAATAAAATATTGATTGATAAACAATCAAATATTAAAGAAATTGATAAAATTAAAAATACAATTTTACAATTAGAATTTGGTGAATATTGTCCAACGTGTAAAAGAAAGTTAGATGATGTCGACCATAGTGGTGAAATCAAAAAATTAAAAGAAGAACAAATTAAATTAGAATCCCATGATTATGAAAATCAATTATCATCATTGTATAATGAGGTGGAAAAATTAAAATTGTTGAAGTCTAAATATGAAATGTATGAAAAGAATAAATTGATTGTTGCAAAACATGAAATAGAATTAGAACAAAAAAATATTGAAAAATCTAATAAAGAAAAATTATTAAAGGATTATACCAACAATAAAAAATGGCTGGAGGACAATAAAAAAATTGATGAACAAATTTTGTCATTAAAATCAAAAATCCAATCATACAATAATGATGTGATAATTAAATCAAATGTCATCGAAAAAAATTTGAATGACAATGTACATAGGCAACAAAAAATAGAAACCAATAAACAACTTATAAATACAATCAAGTCTGAACAGGATTTCATAAATGCATTCAAGGGTTACTTTATGATTTTTGGTAAAAATGGTGTGTCGAAAGTCATCATGAAAAACATGATACCACTTTTGAATTTGGAACTACAAAGATTATTGAATGATAGTTGTTTTTTCACATTAGAATTAAATATTAATGATAAGAATGAAATTGATTTTTTGATGATAGACAAAGAAACGAGAATGGTGAAAAATTTATCTACAGGTTCTGGATACGAAAAAACCATTTCATCGTTATCTTTAAGATGTGTACTTACAAAAATATCTACATTACCAAAACCGAATATAGTTGTAATGGATGAGGTGTTTGGTAAGATTGCGAATGAAAACTTAGAAATGGTTGGGTCTTTCTTTTTGAAAATCAAAAATTACTTTGAACATATCATATTGATTTCACACAATGAACTTATCAGAAATTGGTCGGACAATATTTTGATTATTAAAAAAGAAAATAACGTCTCGAATATTGAATATAAATTAAAGGAATAACATCTATAGACAACCTGTTGATAAATTGATTTGTATTTATTTTTTCTGTTACTTATTTTTGTTTATCTTTATTTAAATACTTTTCAAATATGGATAAGATAATGAAGGATTTTAATCTATTCTCTAAGGATAGAAAAATAACATCATTACAGATGTATCATTATAATTCAAGAATTGAGGATAATATGACTCCATTTGTCTTGGAAGAGAGACAAATGAATGTTACTCAAATCGATGTTTTTTCACGATTGATGATGGAAAGAATCATATGGGTTGCGGGTCCTGTTGATGATAACATGTCGACTATAGTACAGGCACAACTTATGTTTTTAGATAGTTTAGATAATAATGACATTACCATGCACATTGATAGTCCGGGAGGTTCGGTTAAGTCAGGATTATCAATGGTCAATGTCATGGACTACATCAAATCGGACATTAGAACCATTTGTACGGGTTATGCTGCTTCAATGGGGTCAATCCTATTAGGAGCTGGAACAAAGGGAAAAAGGGGGTCTTTAGAGGATTCTGAGATTATGTTACATCAATCATCAGGACACGCATATGGAAACATTCAGGATGCTGAAATAACTATGAATTGGTGGAAAAAGAAAAATGATAGACTTTTTGAATTATTGGGTAAATATTGTGATAAATCATCAGAACAAGTAAAAATAGATGCAAGTAGAGATTTTTGGATGTCAGCAGAAGAAGCGGTTCATTATGGTATAATTGATGAAGTTATAAATTGATATATATTTATATGAAAAAAGAATGTTATCAAAAATATTTGATTACAAAGTACTAATTATAATAATTTTATTGTTATTGTTGTATTTGTCAAACTGTGTTTCATCGAATAAAAAAGGTAGTGATATAACAATTGATAATAAAAAATATACTCTTCTAAAATATAAAGTAGACACCTTTACAACAATAAAATCTAAAGTTTATTCAAAAAAAGGAGATGACATTTACCATGAAAAAATATTCATCGACACGCAGTATAAATATAAAAATGTAGATACACCAGGAATCTTAGCTGATTTTTTTTGCTAAAGTAGTTTTTAAAGATACAATCTCCTTACCTGACAGTGTTGGATTTGTGTTTCTGATTGATACAATCAGTCAAAATCATTTGCAAAATAGAAGTTATACTATACAATTCAAAGAGATTAAAATAACAGAAACATCAGTTGTTAAAGAACCCGAAAAAAATGAATATTTTTTAGGTATTGACGCGACAATAAATAAAACAACTTTATTAAATTCAGTTGGAAGTTCAATTTTATTACAATCAAAAAAAGATAAAAATTTATATCAAATTACCACAGGTTTATCATATATAAATGGAAGTGTAGTCCCATATTTTGGTGGTGGGGTTTATTTTAAATTAAACAAGTAAATCAATTGAGTACACATATCATATTCATTTATGGAGATTTTGATGATTTGGAATCAATAGAATTCTTTTGCAATGAGATAGTATCTCAATCCACGACAATATCTGATATTAACTACATAATACAAAACGTAAAAAACATAATTATATTTTTTACCTCTGAAATAGAAAAGGATGAATTAAATAAAGAAATAAGCAATTTACTCAATATATATCAAGTTGAATATTATTTTATGTTTAAACTTGAGGATATGAAAACTTATAAATTTCCTGACAAGTTTGAAGAAAAAATTTTTAAATCTAAAAATCAGAAAAATGTAAAAAAAAATTACAATATAGATGATATTTTGGATAAAATCTCTAAATATGGTCTGAATGGTATTTCAGACGATGAAAAAAATTTTTTAGACAATTTACAATTTTAAAAAAATTTATTATCCATGAATAACATGAAGAAGTCAATTCTTAATGCTACTGAAGAAGTGCAGCAATACATCAAGGATATTAGAAAAATTCCTGTCATAACACATGAAAGGCAAGAAGAAATTTTTATTCTATTAAATAATCCTATAATTACAAAAATTGAAAAAAAGAAATTATATGATGAATTAGTAAAAGGTAATTTACGATTTGTTATATCTGTTGCTAAATCATATCAAAATCAAGGCATGGATATCATGGATTTGATATCTGAGGGTAATTTTGGATTAATAAAAGCCGCCGAAAGATTTAATCCAAATAATGGAGTCAAATTCATATCTTATGCTGTATGGTGGGTTAAACAAAGTATATTTGCAAGTTTAAATGAAAATGCGCGTACAATAAGATTACCATCAAATATTGTATTAGAAACTCAGAAACAAAAAAAAGACGACTCAATTGGTGAAGACAATCATTTAATGAACTTTTCAGACACACAAAATATAACAAACTTACCTTATTGTGTAGGTTTATCTGACAGTATAAATGAAGATGGTGACCAACTAATTGATATCATTCCTAATTTAAATGCAGATAACCCTGAAAATGCATTAAATAATTCGGATGAAATAAAAAAGAAAGTGGCACTTATGTTGAGTATATTAGATGAAAGAGAAAAAACAATAATTGAAAAGTATTATGGTCTTACTAATATTGAGTGTAATTTAGAAGATTTAGGAGAAGAGTTTGGTTGTACGAAAGAACGTATCAGACAAATAAAAGACCGAGCCATCAAAAAACTAAGAAATGAAAGTTTTACACTTCTTAAATATTTATAAATATATATATTATGAAAGAAAGTATTGAAAAGAATTTTAGTGCTATTGTTCTCGGTTTTGTTATATTACTATGGTTGAAAACATGTTCAGTAAGTAATGACGTTTCTAAAATACAAAAACAACAACAATACATTGTTGATTCAACATATAACAAAAAAGAACTCGATGTCAAACTTCAGATTGAAGGTCTGAAAGCAGAAAAAAGAATGATTCAAGCAACAGATAGAAAAATGCTAGATGTTCAAAGACAAAATCAAATTGATATTGAAATAAAGCAATTAGAAGATAAATTAAAACAATGAAAAATTGGTTAAATAAAAACTATAAAATATTAATAATTCTTGCATTTTTAATACCAATTATTATTGTTGCAATAGTATCTATATCCCATGTAACAGTTTGGTATGGTATTTCTAATCCTTTATCATGGGCAATGTACCTATCATTAGGTATTGAAATAGCTGCATTATCAGCACTAGCAGCTATTTCTGCAACTATGGGGAGAAATGTTTATTTTCCTTTCATTATTGTTACTCTTATACAATTTATTGGTAATATATTTTTCTCTTATCAATACATAGATACCAACAGTAAAGTTTTTAAAGATTGGGTTGATTTAGTTACTCCATTATTGTTAACATTCGGAGTAGAAGCTGGTGATATGGTTGCACACAGAAGGTTTTTATCTGTTTTTTCAGGTGGGTTACTACCTCTAATATCTTTATCATTTTTACATATGTTAGTCAAGTTTTCTGAGGATGCTAGATTAAAAAAACATAATATTATTAATGAAGAAAATGTAAAATCAGAAAAAAATATTGAAAAACAAATAGATGAATTACAACAAAATGGAATTGTTCCTAACATAGTTACTGCAAGTGATATTATTGGAGAAGTTTCAAAAGTAAGATTAACTGAAGATGATTTGAATAATTTAGAAAATTTTTTATTTAAACCAAAAAATAAATCAGTTGATACTAATGAAAGTATCGAAAAAAAAGATGAAATATTAGAAGAAAATATAAATGAACAAGATTATGATTTTGACATAGAAGAAATTGTAGGGGAAAATGAAAACTATAAATATAATGATGTAAAACCAATAGTTGAACAAGAAAGTTTAACAACTATTGCGGTAGACACACAATCTGAAAATACTGAAAATGAAGAACCGATTACACACCAACAAGATGAAATAATAGTAAGTGAAGATGAAAAAAAAAAATAACAGAAGAATTATCAGAAGAAATCCTCCAAGAAGATATCCCTTATTCAGTCAATTTTAATGATATTAAAACAACAGATAAAAATATAGAATTGAATCCTAAAAAAGTTTTTCTTAGAAATGTCAATAATAGAAGACGTAGAATTTTTAGATAAAAAAAAATTAAACATTTATAAACGAAAGACAAAAAAGTCTCAAATATTTTTATTTGATACACATAGAAGATTTGATGATTACATCAGCAAATTAAAATATAGGTATGACGGTAATTATGATGATTTACCACATTACGTTGTAACAAAGTTAGGTAAAGTATATAGTATATTTGATACTGATTATAGTTCTAAAACATTTTATGATAATGATTTTGATAAAAAAATAATAAAAATAGCATTAGAAAATCTTGGTTGGCTAAATAAAAACACCATTACAGGTGTTATGAATAATTGGATAGGAGACACCTATAGAGGGAAACCATATGTAAAAAATTGGAGAAATAAATTTTATTGGGATATATACCCATCTTTACAAATTGAATCATTAAAAGAGTTGATTGGTATTTTGTGTGACAAATATGAAATACCAAGAAATGTTGTGCCATCTAATGGATATTTGGAAAATATTATAAAATTTAGAGGAGTATCATGTAAATCCAATTTTTCAAATATTTATACAGATATAAACCCATCATTCAATTTTGATGATTTATTTAAATAAAAACAAATGGGTAACCAATACGACGAAACAAAAAAATTATTGAATGTAATTAGGTCTTTTAATAATAAAAAAAGATTATTCGAAGACGATGTTAATGTACCAAATTCAGATATAAAAAGTGATATTACAAATATCAATAATGTTGATGTTAAATTTGTTTCTCAAGATGAATCTGATTTAAAATTGTCAGATGAACAAAAAAATGTTTTATCTCAAGTTATTGATAATTTTAAACAACAAGTAACTCAAATAGTTGAATTTGAACCAGGTTTCATAATTAAATCTGACGAAATAAGATTAGATGGTAATATAAAAGATGAAGAAATTGTTTTTACTATCATTGTTGGTGAAAATGATGGTTTGTTTATAAATACAAATATGTCACAAATAACAGATGAATTTGTTACTATTATCACTAAATTGAAAAATTTTGAAAAAGTATTTAAAACGGCTTTGGAGCCATTAATTAATGATTTACAGAATAATATCTGATGGCACTTACAGATACAGACAAGAAAGAAATTCAAAGTATTGTAAAAAGAGAAGTTAAAGAATTTCTTGATACTACTCAAGCACATAATATAGTCATTAAAGTAATTCAAAAAGAATTAGGAACAAGAAATATAGACGATAAAATAGTTGATTTGTCAACAAAGGTTGTTGTTGAATTATTTAAAACTCTATGGCAAAGGAAATCATTTTGGGAATCTTCACTAAAAAATGTTAGATAATGAATAAATTGAAAGGTGGTTTATCGGATAATAAGACAATTGGTGATTTATCAAATAAACATAAAATATCAATAGACAACATTTTATCCCAATTAAATAAAGGGGTAAAAATCGAGATGGAGCACACCACAGATAAACAAAAAGCAAAAGAGATTGCAATGGACCACTTATATGAAGACCCCAAATATTATGATAAATTAAAAAAAATTGAGGTTGACGAAAAATGGTCAGAGAAATATAAAAAATCAATTGATTGTAGTAATCCTAAAGGTTTCAGTCAAAGAGCACATTGTCAAGGTAAAAAAAAGGAAACAAAAGAAGCGACAGGTGCGAGTTCATCAGGTTCATTTGAAGGACCATTTTTGAGTGATAAACCAATAAGAAGAGATATTGGAACATATCATAATGCAAAATTAGATGAGGCGTTAGGTGGTACTGAGATGGGTAGTTACGATGTTCCATTTCTTGGTACAACACCGAAAGGTCGTAAGAATCCATTGAAAATTGATGGACCTGAAAGTATAAAAAAAAGTAGAGCGGTCAAAGATAAGAATTTTCCAAAATGGGGTGGACCTAAAGGGATTTACATAAAAATAAAAGAGAAATGTAAAAAATTTCCATACTGCAATCAGGGGGATATAAATGCAATCGAAGTTTTGAAAGAATCAATCAATGATATGTCAAAAAAATATGGAATACCCAAAGATTATTTAGAACAAATAATAATAAATGAAATAAAGACAATATTTATATAATATGAAAATACGTGATTTTGAAAAATTAATTCAAGAATCTATTTCAGATAAAATTAAATCTGAAATTGTTAAAGAATCTTCAGAAAAATATTTAGTTAAAACTGAAGATGGTGTTCCATTAGAGAGTTTTGATAAAAAAGAAGAGGCAGATAAATTCAAATCTGACCATGAGAAAAAAAATCCTAAACAAAAATTATTAGTTGATAAATTCGGTTCTTATGATGATATGATGGAAGAATTGGATGAAATGAATGATAAATTAGAACAAAAAGAAATAAGTAATATGAAAAATGAAATGTCTAAGGATTCAAATTACATGAAAACTGAATCCGTAAAAAAGTTAGCAATATTAGCATCAAAAACTCGTAAATCCGCTGCAAATAAATTAATTAATTTAACTGAGACAATCAAAAAAGGTAAAGTTAATTTGAATGATGTAATATCTATCCTTAACGAACACAAATTATATGACTTGAAAAAGAAAATTACATTAAAAGAAGATATGTTCGAACAAAATATGAACAATTCCGATGATGAATTATTTAATTTTGATGATTATAAAGATATGACCGATGATGATGATATTAATTTGGGAGATGATGATATTGATGATATTGATGATATTGATGAGCCATCATACATAAAAAAACCGATGAGAAAGTCAGAATTTATGGATAATGAACCAGATGAATATGATGACATTAGAAGTTCTGATTTTCTAGATTACAATTCTGAGGAGGATGATGACGATATTATGTTTGACGATTTGAAAGAAATCGACATGGATGAAGAATTATATGAATTAAATTTAGACGATGAAATGGATAATCCTAAAAAAAAATCAACTAAAATATCTCATGATTATTCATGGGAGGATGACTTTGAACTTGCCCGAGATTTAGATGACCAATTCGCGGATTATGACAGATACGACCCACATCCCGATGATGTTGATGATAATTCTCATGGAATGCCATGGGGATGGAAGTATACTGATGGTGGTCGAATCGAAGATTTGGATGAAATGACAGAAATGGAACCCGATTTTTCTATGGAAGAAATGATGAGTATGGATGGTGATATGTATGAAGGGAAGGGAATGTGTTCTGAGTGTGGGTCAATGTTAAACGAGGAGGGCATGTGTTCTGAATGTATGAAAGAAGGTTCGTATATGAATGAATCAAAGAAAAGAAAATTAGTATTAAAAGAAAGTGAATTGATTAATCTTGTCAAAAAAATGGTTCTTGAATCTGTCCCCGGTTTATCAATTACGCAAAAAAATAGAAAAAAATCAGGTGCAGAATCTAATAGTCATATGAAAGATGTGGAATCCAAAATGAAAAAGACAAGAAAATTTGATGGCAATGATAATCCATCATTTCCAAAGCAAATAGGAAAAGGAGAGAAAGTAGCAAGACAGAATACATCAGAAGAAGATAAGATTATGTCTACATACCGAGGTGGTGGTCTTGAAGATTTAAAGTATGATACTCAACCATCTAAGTCATTCAATGAAAGGATTAAAAAAGCTCTAAAAGGTGATTCTACTATGGGTAATTCACAAGATTCACCCAATGTTATGAAATCTGATACTGGTGAAAACATCATGAAAAAGGCTCAGATGAAAAAAGACACATTAGAAAAAGATACCAATGTAAGTTGGGGACATGCATGGAAAGAACCTGAAAAAGTAAAAATTGTAAAAGAATCTAAAAATAAAGAATCTTCACAATTAAAAAAAGAAATGAATAGGATGAAAGACATCGCTTCATACAATAAAAAAACACAGTAAGTATACACTTTTTTTTGTCCCCCATATCAATTATATTATTGATATGGGGGACAATTCTTTTTTGACATTTAGTGATAATTATAAGAATCATATTGATATTTGGTTCAAAGCATATAACATAAGTTACGAAAAATTATCATTGTATTATGATTTTCTTATGTCATTATATGAGTTGATTGACAAAACTTATTTAGGTAATGATGTAATAATAACAGATGAAAATCAAAAAGAACATTTTGATTGGTGTTGGAAAAAAGTCATCAATAATTTCGAAAAAGAAAAAATAAATTTTAAATACGATGGATATCATTACGAGTATTTTTGGAATTTTTTCAAAGAAGCTTTTTATCATAATAAATCAATTGATGAAAATGTTAAAATACTTCAATATTTTAAAATTTTATTTGATTTCAACCATACAAAAACTCGTTCTGAGATTGATGTATTGACTGAATTATATAAAATATTCAATGAAAGCTTGAAAAAATGATTATTTTATCATATTTTATTACAAAACTTATAACATGGAAACGTTGCAAAAAATGAAAGAATTATTCGAAAAAATGTCAAGAGATACTGAAAAAGTCATGAACAAAGGAAATCGTAGTGCAGCAATTAGAGCAAGAAAATTTTCACAAGAATTAAAAAATTTAATTCCACAATACAGAAAAGAAATTCTTGAAAAATCGAAAGAAAATGAATGAAATTAAATTTTTCTTTTTTATAATTTCAATTTTAGTGGTTTTTAAATTTGGTATTGATTTAGTATTAAGATTTTCTCAAGATATGCCGAAACCATTAGTATTGACAATACCACAACAAACATTATTGACTGTTACAATTGCATATATAATAACTTATTTAAGATTTTAAAATGTACGATTCAATAAAATCCATAAGACCATACTTTTATTCACTTAGAGAAATTGAGTCTTATGTTACTCTTGATATTAAAATTCCTTTGACTTGGAAATATATTGATATCATTCAGACTTTTGAATCTATTAAATATAAAGTTCAAGATAAAAATGACAAATTCATATTATTATCTATAATAACAAACTCAGATGAAAATGGTTATTCACTAGTTTTTCTATGTGCAAATGAAATTATAAAAGTAAATAAAGAAGAGGAAGAAAAACAATTATTGTTCCAACAAAAATTATTAGAATTACAAGAATTATTTGAAAAAGAAAATTTAGATATTCTAAGGTCTTTGAATTTAAAATTATTGACTGATGGACAAGGAATTACAAATAGAGATGAATTTATTGGAGAAGGAGAAAAAGAAGAATTTGAAAGAGATAGAGAATTACAAGAAAAAAGTAATAGAAGAGTTAAGACAAATAGACAAAAACAAAATGTTTGAAAAACCTAAAATTGGTTTTTTTCAAAAAATATTATTAATAATTGGTTATGGACAAAAAGGGTGAATTACTTAATCAGTTAGCAATAGTTTCAGATTTGTTGGAAAGAATGAATTCTAAAAGTATATCCACAACTTTGATAATCGAACAAAATCATCAGGATTTTGATAATACATTTATCGAAGTTCAAAAAAAATATGGGATTAAGACTGAAAAACCAGACGACAAATTCCAAATTACTATTGGATTTGTAGATATTATTTTTAGTAAGAATAGTGTCTGAACAAATCTTTTTTATCGTATCCCTTACTTTCTAATAATCTGTACAACTGACTTCTCTGATTTGTATTTATATCTTTTACAAATATAAAATTACTCTTTTTCTTTGATAACAAATCTGACCTAATTATTTCAAATAATCTTTCTGTATCATTAATATTTTTATTACCAAATAATTTTATATCATTTTCTACTTGTACAAACAATTTATTATTTAATGTAAATAATTGTGCAATATCTCTTATTCTATAAAGTTTTTCAATCAGTTGATGATATCTTATTCTTTTTTTTGTGTCAAAATCATAAATCTGTTCTTCAACCCAATATGGTATAATTTCTTTGATACGAAATTTATTATTTTCGATTTTTGCTTCAATATTTCTACCCATACTATCTTTAACCCACACGGAATTATTCCATCTGTTCTGTGGAAAAATCAATGCTAATTCGTAAACTAACTCACGTTTACGTTTACCACCTTGTAATTTAATGTAAGGTGGTTTCTTTTCTGTTTTATATTCTCTCCAATATTCATAAATGGTATTTTTTTTCATGCATTTATAAATAACCTTAACCTTTTTTTTGTTACAAAAAAGAATTATAAAGTATTTTCCATTTTTCATATAATAAACATTTTAAATACCACAAAGAGGTATCTTAAAATATATATTTTTAATTTCTCTTTTTCAATTTTTTTCTCTATATTTTTTGAGAGTGAATGTCATTTTTTATAAATAATAAACAATAACATGGCCATAAGTTATATTGGAGGGAAGGCAAGAATAGGTAAATGGATTGTTGAATATATACCTAATAACATAGAAACATATGTCGAAGGGTTTTCGGGAATGTTTTGGGTATTTTTCAATATGGACTTAAAAAAATACAAAAAATTGAAAACCGTTGTATACAATGATTATAATAAGTTGAATTCAAATTTATTCAAATGTGCAAAAAATTATGATAGATTATGGTTAGAATTATCTAAATATCCTTGTCAACAATTGGGTGTTGATGATACACCGAAAGAATACAAAGAAATGTTCGAGAAATTTCAAAAGGAAATATTTGCATCTGATTTTGTAATTCCAAATGAAGAAAATTATGAAATCGCAGCAAAATATGTATATGTTTTATGTCAAATATTTTCAGGAAGTAAACCTGAGACATCCCAATTCATGGATTACAAAGGAAAATATAGATGCAAAGTTTTAGTCTTCATGGATAAATTGAAACATAAAAAATATAGAAAACATTTTGACAAGATAACTTTTGTTGAAAATATGGATTTCGAAGAAGTGGTAAAAAAGTATGATTCAGAAAAAACATACTTCTATATGGACCCACCATATTGGAAAACTGAAAACTATTATTCCAATCATGATTTTGACCAAAATGACCATGAAAGACTTTATAAATGTCTAAGAGAAATAAAAGGTAAATTTGGATTGTCGTATTATTATTTTGATAAACTATCATCATGGTTTTCAAAATATAGATATTCATGGTTACAAAAAGATTTTAAAAAAGCAGCATCATCTAAAAAAGATGGAACTCAAAATATTGGAACAGAATTATTAATAATGAATTATAAAATAAAAAGAAATAAACCCATACAATTGAAATTATTTGAGGATTTTTAAAATTGAATATTATGAAATCGTTTTGGTACGTATTGAAAGTTATACCAGGTAAAGAAAGACAACTAAAAGAGCATTTTAATCAACAAATAAATTTAGGTAGAATTCTAAATGTTAATAGATTTATTTGTCCAACTGAAAAAGAATATATTGTTGTTAAGACAAAAAAGGTATTAAGAGAAAAAGTAATTTATAATGGATATTTATATTTTGAAACCAAACGTGTTTTAAATGAGGATGAATTAAAAAATTTCTCATCAATACCAAATATCATGGGTATGTTAGGAGATAAAAAACCTATTTTATTATCTACTTCAGACGTTGAAAGAATTCTCAAAGATGATATGTTGGATGATTATGTTGAGACAAAAAAACTTAAATACACCTTGGGTGAAGAAGTCATAATAACCGATGGTCCTTTCAAAACATTTGAAGGTGCAATAAAAAATGTATTAGAAGATAAGGTCGATTTGGACGTTAAAATATTTGGTAGAAAAACTTTGGTTTCATTAAATATAAATCAAATTGAAAAAAAACAATGACATTACATCCTGATATTTTGATTTATATTCAAAATGTAAAAAATTTTTTTAATCAGAATAATGAGATAAAAAAATATTATAATATAGATATTAATGAAAATTTGTTCTATATTAAACTTATAGAGATATCAATCAATAATTACAAAAAAAATAATGACCCGAAATTAACTGTTGAGCAATTTGAAAAGTTAAAACAAAATTTTATAAATGAAGTGAACAAAACAAATTTAGATGATGAGGTAAAACAAAATGTATTATTAAAATCATTTTCAGAATTATCAACAATATATCTAAACTAATATGAACATACCAAAGAATTATCCTCTTTACGAATCAACTTATGGTCAAGATTTTCCAATTGAACAATTTTATGTAATGTATTTTGATACAATACCATCGAAATATACCACAGGTTCTTTCTATGATAATTGTTTGTCGGATAAATTGGAAAGTGAAAACTATAAATTATTATCCAGAATTATTACTACAGCAAGAAGAACAAGTTCTGAACAAATAATAAAAAATATTTATATAAATGAAGATAAAAAAATTATATTCATCACTGTAAAAACTGACAATAAAAATGAATCATTATTAGTTGATATATGTTATGATATTAGAAGTGGGGATTTAATGAGACAAGTACCATTTTTATTTACATCAAATTATCTACATAAAAAGATAAAAAAATCAAATATCAACTTAGTAAAGGTTATTGGTGGTCATTTAGACGCACAAGAATTTGATTTAAATGTGGGGGAAATTGATATAGAATTAAATTATGGTAAATCATTTACACGAATACATGATTTGATTTTGAAAAAATTAAATGAAAATAAAAGTAAGGGTATTATTTTATTACATGGAGAACCAGGTACAGGAAAAAGTTCATATATCAAGTATTTAACAAGTGTCATAAAAGATAAACAAATATTATACATTCCACCATCCATGGCGGAATCATTATCGGAACCAAATTTCATACCTTTCCTAATGGATTTCAAAAATTCAATTCTGATAATTGAAGATGCAGAATCAGTAATTACTGATAGAGAGTTTGGAGGTTCAATCGCTGGTGTTTCAAATATATTGAATATTACAGATGGTATATTAGGGGATTGTTTGAACATACAAATAATTGCAACCTTTAACATGGAAAAACGAAAAATTGATAAAGCACTTCTCAGAAAAGGTAGATTGATTGCGGAACATAAATTTTTACCATTAAATATAAATGATACGAATAAATTATTAAAACATCTCAATAAAAATTATATTTCCGAACAGGAAATGATATTAGCTGAAATTTATAATATTTATGAAGAAATATACAAATCTGAAGAAAAATCACAAAAAATAGGGTTTTATCAATGATGGAAAAAAAATTAATCATATTCACATTATTTGGTTGTCCATATTGTGTCAATCTAAAAAATCAATTAAAAGATTTATCTATTGATTTTGTAGATATTGATATAGAAGTTAATCCTGAAATTTGGGACAAGGTCGTAAAACAAACCAAACAAGAGGTGTTACCAACAATATTCATTCAAGAACCAAATACTTCAGAGGGTAATGTTTATATACCAGGATACAATTATGATGAGGAAGATGAAATTGTTGAAATAATAAAAAATATTTTTAAAAAATAAAAGAAAAGGGGGACTGAAAAAGTTCCCTTTTTTTGTCATTAAATTATAATAAAAGTATTTATGTATAATACTTTTATTATAGATGGCATTACAAAAAATAAATTGGACACAAATTGACAGTATAAATATACCTTCTGGTTATACTGTCGATATTGGTAACCCAACGGGTTCAATTAATGCAATATATTCAGATAATATTTATTTATCTGGTTCCCCTATACAGAATTATTTTAGCGAAGGTTCAATTTGGCAACAAACGGGTTCTTTTTATGCTACTACCAACGATTTACAAGTTACTGGTTCATTATCGATAAGTGGTAGTTTAAGTGTTACTGGTGGTATATTGGGGGTTGGGGATATTGAAACAATATTTTATGTTTCAGAAGAAGGTTCTGATACTAATGATGGGAAGTCATTAGATTCTGCGTTTAGAACAATTAAGAGAGCAGCACAAGCGGCTACAACATTAAAAGCATCAAGACCAAGTTATAATCGTAGTCCTGCTATTACAGGAACAACAACACCTACAAGAATATCAATACAAATAAAAACTGGTTATTATGTTGAGGAGGGTCCGATAACCATACCAGCAAATACATCTTTACTTGGTGATGATTTAAGAACTGTTGTTATTAGACCAACAGATGCAACCAAGGGTGAGAATTTGTTTTTAATGAACAATGGTACATATGCGTGGGGTCTAAGATTGGAGGGTTGTGAGATAGATGATTTAGAAGACCCAAGAAAAGGTTTCTTTTTTGCATTTGCACCAAATGCATATATTGTCACATCACCTTATATTCAAAACTGTACGGCATTACATACACCGGCAGATAAATTCTACGTTCCCCTTAATCCAACGGGAGCAACACCCAATGAACTTGTTGGTAATGGTCCTGGAGGTATGATTATTGACGATAGTGTCTTGAATGGTTATAGTCCATTGAAATCAATGATTGTTGATGCATATACACAGGTTGCTTTCAATGGTATCGGTCTTTGTGTAAGAGGTAGAGGTTATGCACAAATGGTATCCTTTTTCACAAACTTCTCAAGAGTCGGCACATATGCCATAGATGGTGGACATGCATCATTACTTAATTCTAATACGACATTTGGTGATTATGGTTTAAGGTCCAAAGGACATAGAATATTGGTTGTTCCAAGCACAACTGGTGTAACCACAAATATTGATGTTAGTGGTTCATTGGTTGTTAAAAATAATAAAAACAACATCAGAAATTACATGATTTCTAAATTACAGCAATCAGGAAGTTATAATGTTGAATACAATAACACAGGGTCATCAATATATAATTCTACAGTTACTGATTCTGAGTTATTAATTGATGCAATTGCAGATGACTTGTTATCACCAAAAGCAGGTAGAATAACACAATTTACAACTGGTTTATTCAAAGGTCAAGATGTATCATCTGGTAGTGTGTACACAGTACCTACTGTCAGCGGATTTACAAAGGGGGCAATTGCAGTATTTCCATTGATATCGAATGCAAGTGGCTCACTTGCGGGTGATTTTATAAAATCATATGAATATATCAAGGAATATGTTGTTGATGACCCAGACAATGTTTTCACGGGTTTGACAGCAACAACAATATCAAAAATTGAACAACTGATTGATGTTCCTATTGATACACTACAAAGTGTAATAGTTAATAATGAAGGAACATATTTACAAGAGTTTGGTTCACTAATCACATCAACATCACATGATTTCTCATATGCTGGTTCTGGTGTTAACTTTTTAGCACTACCTATCAACCAAGGTGGTATCGGAGTAACAGATATTGATTTAAGGGTATATCAGGAAGGTGGCGGTAGAGTCTACCATACATCAGGTGATGAAACAGGTGATTTTTATTCTGGTAATGATTTTGTTATCAGACAAGAAACGGGAACAATTGAAGGAAGAACATTTTATAAAGCAATTTCTTCAGTCATAACACCCATAAATTTAGCATTAGAGAGCAATTAAAATAAAGTTATATGGCAAATCCACTACCACTAAATAAATTCAGAATAATTGGTAAAAAATTAAATAGCGGAAATAATACGATTTATCAAGAAAATTTAGATGTATCGAGTATCATTCTTTCTTGTCAAATATCGAATATGACTGGGACAACACAATATGTTACAGTTCTCATAGAAAAAATTGATGAACTTGGCAATCCATACACATTGGTTAAAAATGCACCAATACCACCGAATGAAGCGTTAAATCCATTTACAGGTAAAATAGTTTTAGAAAAAAATGATAAACTTATTTTTAACACACCTAATACTGGCACATTGGAAACAGTATTATCTGTGCTTGAAAATGCTATTAATTAACCCATTAAAAAGTGAATAAAAGAATAGGTAGGAAAGAAGTTGAAGTAAATATAAATTCCCCGAAAGAAGGACATCTCCCGATATTTGATGAGAGTTTAAGGTTATGGGAAACTATATCTAAAGAAGATTTGACTTCAGGTAGTGCACAATTAAGTGGTTCCAATAATTATACTGGTAGTCAATATATTTCAGGTTCAATAACAGCAACTGGAGATATACAAACATATGGGTCTATAATAGCGCAACAATTTATTGTAAGTTCATCAGTTGCATATATTACAACAAGTTTTGCAAGTGGTTCAAATATATTCGGTAATTCTTTAGACGATACTCACGTTTTTACCGGTTCAGTTAATATAACAGGTAGTTTTTCTTTACCTGCATATGACTCAAATCCTATTGGTACATATACTGGTCAATTATATTATAACACTTTAGACACAAACATATATAGATACGATGGTGCAGTTTGGTTAGCAGCGGCAGGTTCATCAGGAACTGCAGGTACTTCAGGAAGTTCGGGTACATCTGGAACAAGCGGTAGTTCAGGAACATCGGGTTCATCAGGAACATCGGGTTCATCAGGAACAAGTGGTTCATCTGGAACTTCAGGAACATCGGGTACATCGGGAAGTTCAGGAACAAGTGGAACATCAGGAAGTGCGGGTACCTCAGGTACTTCAGGTAGTGATGGTAGCTCAGGAACTGCGGGAACATCGGGTTCATCAGGAACAAGTGGTTCATCTGGAACATCAGGAACATCAGGAACATCGGGTAGTGCTGGTACATCAGGTGTACAAGGAGATAAGGGAGGTTTAATTTTTTCATTTATTGGTCAAACAGGTGTATTCCAACCAGGATTTGGAAATTTTGCGGTTGATAACACAGCAATTTCAGGTGTAACATCATTGTATATTGATGATTTAACTTATAATGGTGCAGATGTCAGAAATTATTTAATACAATGGGATGATTCAAATACAACACCCAAAGGAACCATAATCATAAAAAGTAATGAAAACCCAGATTCTACGGTTTGTATTTTCAATAATACGGGTATTGTTCAAGAAAACTTAGGGTGGGTTGAAGTATATGTTACATACATTTCTGGTACAGCGTTAACAATAGGAAAAAATTATGTAATAGATTTTTATAGAACAGGAGATTCTGGTACAAGTGGTACAAGTGGTACAAGTGGTACAAGTGGTACAAGTGGCACAAGTGGTACATCAGGTTCTTCTGGTACAAGTGGTACTTCAGGAACTTCAGGAACCTCAGGAACATCGGGGACTTCAGGTACTTCAGGTTCTTCTGGTACAAGTGGTACTTCAGGTACTTCAGGAACTTCAGGAAGTTGTGGTACATCAGGATTGTCAGGTTCATCAGGAACAAGCGGAACATCAGGTACAAGTGGTGTCGATGGCGTTTCAGGTACATCAGGGACATCAGGTAGTAGTGGAACATCAGGTACTTCTGGGACATCAGGAAGTGCGGGTACGTCAGGTAGTGCTGGTACGTCAGGTAGTGGGGGTTCTTCAGGTACATCAGGTACTTCGGGAACATCGGGTACGTCAGGTACAGGATTTGATACAATTTTCAATCCATCAGAAGGAAGAGTATTATTATCTGATGGTACAACCAATGCTGCAACAGCATCATCTAATTTAGTTTTTACAGGTGATACTTTATCAGTTTTTGGAAATCAATACATAGCAGGTGACTTAGTTATAACTGGTTCACTTACCGCGCAACAATTTATTGTTTCATCATCTGTTTCAATAATTACAACCTCATTCAGTAGTGGTTCAACACAATTTGGTGATAGTTTAGAAGATAATCATAATTTCACCGGTTCTGTAAATATTACAGGAAGTTTAAATATTAATGGAACTTCATATACCGCTGCAACATCAGGAACATCTGGTACAAGTGGTACATCAGGGAGTAGTGGTACATCGGGGAGTAGTGGAACATCTGGCACATCAGGAACTTCAGGTTCATCAGGAACTTCTGGTACTTCAGGTTCTACAGGAACCTCAGGGACATCAGGAACCTCAGGAACGAGTGGAACCTCAGGAACGAGTGGAACATCAGGTACATCTGGAACAAGCGGAGAACAAGGGGATAAAGGGGGGTTACTGTACACGTTTAATACATCGACGGGTACATTCGAACCGCCATTCGGACAATTTGCATATAATAACACTATTGCATCAGGTGTAACATCAGTATTCATTGATGATTATACTTCTGACAATGGTTATGTATTTGACTATATTGATACTTGGGATGATTCAAACTCATCTATCAAGGGAACATTAATCATAAAAAGTAACGTAAATTCAGATACAACATTTACCATATTTTCAGTAACATCAATAAATCAAAATTTAGGGTGGCACGAAATTTATGTTCAATATGTTAGTGGTACAATTCCTTCAAATTCTGAAGAATGTGTTATTGAATTTATAAGAACAGGTAATTCGGGAAGTTCAGGTACATCAGGTACAAGTGGTACTTCTGGTAGTTCTGGAACTTCAGGTACTAGTGGTTCTTCAGGTACTTCTGGTAGTAGTGGAACATCAGGAACAAGTGGTAGTTCTGGTACAGGTGGTTCTTCAGGAACAAGTGGAACTTCAGGAAGTAACGGAACAAGTGGTACATCAGGTACTTCTGGAACATCTGGAAGTAGTGGAACATCTGGTACATCAGGTAGTTCAGGAACAAGTGGAACATCAGGGACTAGCGGAACATCTGGTACATCAGGTAGTTCAGGAACAAGTGGAACATCTGGTTCTTCAGGAACAAGTGGCACATCAGGTTCAAGTGGAACCTCAGGAAGTGACGGAACAAGTGGTACATCAGGGTCTAGTGGAACATCAGGTACTTCAGGTTCTTCAGGTACAAGTGGTAGTTCAGGTTCTATGGGTACATCAGGTACAAGTGGCACATCAGGTTCTTCTGGTACTTCAGGAACATCAGGAAGTTCAGGAACAAGTGGTACATCAGGTTCAAGTGGTACATCGGGAACTTCAGGTACATCAGGAACATCGGGGTCTAGTGGAACTTCAGGTACAAGTGGTACATCAGGTAGTTCCGGAACAAGTGGAACATCAGGTACAGGATTTAGTACAATCAATAATGCTGGTAATGGTAGAGTTTTATTATCAGATGGAACAACAAATGCTGCAACAGCATCATCTAATTTGGTTTATAATAATGGATTATTAACAGTTGATGGTAATCAATTAATTAACGGAAATCTTATTGTTACAGGTTCTTTAATTGCTCAACAATTTATAGTATCATCATCAGTCTCAATAATTACAACTTCTTTTAGTAGTGGTAGCACAAAATTTGGTGATTCTTTAGATGACACACATCAATTTACTGGTTCCATAACAATAACAGGTTCATTACAAATACCCAATTCTTCAACAACACCATTATTAAACGCAACAGGTGCGTTGTACTATAACACAACAGATACAAATATCTATAGATACAATGGTACATCTTGGGTAAGTGCAGCAGGAACTTCTGGTACTTCTGGTAGTATTGGAACTTCTGGTTCTTCGGGTACATCAGGAACTAGTGGAAGTTCGGGTAGTAGTGGAACATCTGGTACATCAGGTACAAGTGGTACTTCTGGTAGTAGTGGAACATCTGGTACATCAGGTACAAGTGGTACTTCTGGTAGTAGTGGTACATCGGGTACTTCAGGTACAAGTGGTTCTTCAGGAACAAGTGGAACATCAGGTTCTTCAGGAACAAGTGGAACATCAGGAAGTTCGGGTACATCAGGAACGAGTGGTAGTAGTGGGACTTCAGGTTCATCAGGAACGAGTGGTTCGTCTGGTACAAGTGGTACATCGGGTTCTTCAGGAAGTTCAGGAACAAGTGGAACATCAGGAAGTTCGGGTACATCAGGAACGAGTGGCAGTAGTGGAACATCAGGAAGTTCGGGTACATCAGGAACGAGTGGTTCGTCTGGTACAAGTGGAACATCAGGGTCTTCAGGTAGTAGTGGAACAAGTGGTAGTAGTGGAACAAGTGGTACATCTGGTTCTTCAGGAACATCAGGTACATCTGGGTCAAGTGGCACATCAGGTTCTTCAGGAAGTTCAGGAACAAGTGGAACATCAGGAAGTAGTGGTACATCAGGCAGTTCAGGAACAAGTGGTACATCAGGTTCTTCAGGTACTAGTGGGGCATCAGGTTCATCAGGTACTTCAGGAACAAGTGGAAGTTCAGGTACTTCAGGTACTTCAGGAAGTAGTGGTACATCAGGTACAAGTGGAACTGGATTCAGTACCATTACTAATGCTGTTGATGATAGAATATTAACATCACTTGGTACATCAAATACAGCAAATGCTGAAACAAATTTAACATTCGATGGGACAAACTTGAGGGTTACAGGTTCTGCACGAATTACAGGAAGTTTGGAAGTAACAGGTTCATTAACATCAATATTTGGTTCAGCAATTGAATTTCAAGTAACAAGTACAAACGTAAGAATTGGTAATGCTTTGACCGATATTCACCCTGTGACAGGTAGTGTTAACGTAACAGGTGCATTGTCAGTTAGGAATACGATATCTGCATCCAATGTTTATATTTCAAGTTCTGAAACACAAGCATTAACAGTTATTGGTTCAGGTTCGGCATTACCATTGTTTAGTGTACTCGGTAGTCAAGGTGAGTTGTTCTCAATCACGGATAGTCTTTCAGGTTCATTATTCTCTGTGAATGACATATCTGGTTTACCAATATTGGAGGTATTCTCCGATGATTCCGTATTGTTGGGTGATAGTGTTGCACCAGTTCTTCATACAACAAAGAGAGTAACATTAGGTGCGGGTTCAACTACAATATACAATATGCTCACAAGTTCATATGATGGTATGTTTGTGGATTATCTGATTAGAAGTGGTTCAAATGGTAGAGGTGGACAATTTATGGCAATGTGGAGTGGTTCCGCAACTGTTATAAGTGATGTATCAACTATCGATTTTGGAACAACTTCAGGTGTGGCGTTCAACGCAATAATATCTGGTTCAAACATGGTTATGACAAGTTCCGCGTCAACAGGTGCATGGACCGGTAAGTTTATAATTAGAACAATATAAAATGGCGTTTAACTATTCACCTAAGATAGTTCGTAGTGGTTTACAACTGTATTTGGATGCAGCCAATAAAAAAAGTTATCCCGGCACAGGGTTATCGTGGTTTGATTTAAGTGGTAATAATAGAACATTTTCAATAAGTTCAACAGGAATAACTTGGAATAACGGAGGTTTTTTTACGTTGGCAGATGGGGGTATAACATATAATGGTTCAACATCAACATCTACAACAAGTACATGTGTATATTGGATGAAATCTACGGATACCCAATCATTATTTTGGCATGGAAATGACGGTGGTTTTTATGTTGGTGCATATCGTGTTGATAATAAAGAATATTATGGTAATTGTGGGTCACCAGATTTTTATATGGATACTGTGGATTATGCTAATATTTATGATAATTTTCGAAACGGAAATTGGCATATGGTTGAATTTAAAAATGTTAATTTAAGTTCGTGGACTACTAGTAGATTTAATACATATGGTTCATATACTTTTGGAGATGGTGCTTGTAGTTCGATTATGATTTATGACAGAAAC